CAGCTCGATTCCGGCTACTCAGTCTTACAATCTTATGCAAGAGATTGAAGGCCAAAACGTAAGTAATTTAGCCTGGGGATCCTCAGCGGCCGAGACAGTAACCTTCAGCTTTTACGTTAAAACCTCGCTGAACGGTACATTTGGTGGGTCAATTCAAAATTCTGCCAGAGATCGATCGTATCCTTTCACTTACGCTATTTCTAGTTCCGAAGCGAACACTTGGGTGAGGCGAGAGATAACTATCGCTGGAGACACCTCTGGAACGTGGCTAACGACAAATGGCGTGGGACTTCGGGTTTTATGGGGCATTGGGAACGGGTCTAGCCGCACCGCTTCTGCTGGGGCTTGGGCTGCATCTGACGCACGAGGAGCCACAGGACAGGTGCAAGTTATTGGTACGAATAGCGCAACTTTTCAAGTTACCGGCGTTCAGTTAGAAGTTGGCGAAGTCGCCACGGCATTTGAGCACAGAAGCTTCGGCGATGAGCTTGCTAGGTGTCAACGGTATTATTATATGATTGCAGACGGCAACTCTAAATCAATCGTTAGTGGTGCCATTTATGCAACAAATAATTTTTACAGTGTTTTCACTTTTCCTGTAGTCATGAGAGCCGCACCTACTCTTGATAGTAGTAGCGGAAGTAACTATTTTGACCTTTTAAGTGATGGCGTTAGTGACAATTTTAATGCAGTTTTACTTGGAAATAGTAGCACTACTGCTGCGGAGCTTCGTGCTCATTCGAGTGAAGGCTTAAGTGGCGCTACAGCAGGTCACGCTGCTTGGATGCGTACTAACAACTCAGCAGCCCACATTGCATTAACTGCCGAGCCATGAACTATCAACTTTGCAACGACCTAATCTCTGGCAACCTGGTTTGCGTTTTAAAGCGCGAATCAGGAAGATTACTGTCAATTCCAATCGACCCCGACAACAGCGATTATCAGCGGTACCTTGAGTGGGTCGCTGAGGGCAACACGCCTGACCCTGCTGATTCTGAAAAATGATTCTGAAAATTCTTGTTTCAGTCACAGCCCTTCTTGCTTTGGCGCCAAACTTACTGATCGGTTATCTTTACCTGAACAAGGATAAGATCATCGAGCAACAGAAAGAAGCTTTGATCAAGAGCATCAGCGGCCAACTGACAAATCAACTTGGCAAACAGACCGAAGCTCTGACCGGAAACATGGATTCTATGTTCACCGATAAAGTTCAGCCTGAAATGCAACGCCAACATCAAGTACAGCTTGATGCATTACCTAAGCAGACTGGACCCGCTATCCCGATGGGGTGATGCCTGATATACCTAACATAGGTATTAGAGGTATTCAGCCTGTAAAAATTCACAGTTGGCTGATACAACCTCCTGTTGTAAGCGCGATTGAGGTGCCGGTAACTGTCAATATCGGTACACCAGTTGTGCTTTTACCTGGTTGTGTCACCAGTCATCCGTTATCACATAAATCAAAAACAATTGCAGAGGATGATCCAAAGGGTGTAAGAACATATTGTGATGCGAATGCGCCAAGTTTTACTCCACTCGACTACACACCAGAGGACTTGGTTTATACGACTGAAACACCTCCTCCCGCGTACGAATCAGAAGCTCCAGAGCTTCCTGCAACGCCAGAGATACCTTCAGATTTACCTCGAGCAAATCCACCCAGCGCTGAACAAAACGAGGAAACACCTACCACGCCTAAGCAAGACGAACCTGAGCCAGTGCCTACGCAGCCAGTCGAGGCAAAGGCCACGCTGACAGACTTTCTGCCGACTCCTCAGCAAGTCACCACTACAGCTGCTATCGCTGTTGTTGCGACCTCAGCGGCCCTCCTAGCAAAGCCGCTTGCCGACTTGCTTCTAAAGCTGGTGAAACCTGCTGTGAAGAAGGCGCAGAAGAAACTGTTTGGCGTATTTGGGAAGAAGACGAAGGTTGAGTCGGTACGTGAGCGTGTTCTTGCCCAGCGTGATCGGAACCGGGCTCTTCTCCAGCTGAGAAGGTCTTTACAGAAATAGGATGCACATGGGGAGCAACGCTCTCATTAGGCATTCTGACCACAATGTCTGCACAAATCCGTGCAAAATTAGAACCCGGGCGGAACGTAATTCCAGCTTTTGCCAGCTCTCCGCAATTTTTAAGCCTGGCAATCTCGAAATCCAATCTCCGATTTGCCAATAGTTGTTCCTGAATTGCTATTTGAGCATCAGCTGCTTGCTTACATCTTCTTTGTAGTCCTTGGTCAAGCGGTATTGATAAGGTAGCTGACAAACCTCCGTTCCAACTAAAGTTATTTTTTTGACCAGTTCTTATTGGTTTGTAGTATAAAATTTTTCCGGGATTGTCAAGAACTCCATCGTTGTTTAGGTCGCTTGTGTCATAAACAGGATCATTATAGTAATCTTCAAACGGTTGCTGATATGATCCAGTTCTTGTCATAAATGGCGTGACATTGAGCGTAGGGCCTTGGCATTGTATTCCCGCACCATATGTATTAGTTATATACGGACCTTGTAAAACCTGTATAGCCTGATTGGTCACACTCCCACTACTATTTGCAATAGGGTTAGCAGTAGCACTAACGCCACCGACATCACCAGCCAGCGAAGGATTAGCAAATAAAGAAAGTACACCTACTGTGAGAAGATTGAGGTACTTTCCGTAACGCTTCTTATCTCGGTGGTTCTGTTTATAATCGTGTGGTTTGAAAGCCCCGGAGCTTGCAGCGTCTCCGTGAATTGAAATCCTTTCGTATTGTCGACAATCGCCCAGCTTGGCTTGTTGGCAGCATCGAGTGTGGTCCATGTGCTGGTGACGCCATTGATAGTATTGCTATTGCCTGAAGTGGTGGAGGGAGCAATACTGTTGCCTGTATTTCGTATATTAGTGCCAGTTACGGAATATTGGTAGCCTGTGTTGTAATCCATTGAATTTATGACCTCAGTGACTACAGAAGTCGTTTCTGTTTTCTGCGTCAAACTACCCTGTGTAAAGTTTGGTACAACAGGCACTGAGAATCCAGGTTGCATCAATCCATGAAGCAGCCCCAGGGTAAAACCCAATGCAATGCCTTCATGTAAGCGGTCCATCTATCGGACTGTAATTTCGCTGACGTGTTGTCCCGTGGCCGTAGTGCCTGCCCCACCCGCTGTCACAGTGACCGCCCCAGCAGAGGTGACAGTGCCCGCTAGGTCGCCAGATGTTCCCGCTGTGGTGCTAATCACGCTCGAAAAGTTAGGCACAGCGCCAACCGTCGGTGCTGATTGTGGAACTGCGTCACCTGCGGTGTAGGACTGACTGAAAGAGAAAGAACTTCCAGGAGTGTCCTGGGTCGCAGAGATAGTTCCAGGTGCATAAACACCTGAGGTGATTGTGCCGGCAGAAATGGTATTAGCAGTAGTGCCGTCTGTCGTATCGACTCCATTGCCGCTGATAGCGAAAGAGGATCCGATCCTCGTCGCGTTTGTAGCAGCAGCGTCTACAGTCAGCTGGACTGAGCTCTGCAGTTTATGTGTAATGTCAGCGTAAGCAGGTGCTCCCGCAAAAGCGATGATGACAAGCAGCCGCCACATAACAAATCCTCGTTCGTATATTGATCTTAGTAGAAGCACATTTAGCGTAAAATGTACACATGAAAGACGAAGACTCACAATTTTCTCTAAGAGATTTACTCGCAACGCTTGTCCCAGCTGGTGTTTTGTCTTGGGCGCTAGCGATGCTAACCGCAAGTTACATGGGCCATATCAAGATAGACGCTGCTTTTATTTCATCTTTGGTGACGTCAGTGTTGGCTGTGTACGGTATTAGTCGCAAAGAGGACGGTAAGAAATCCGAGAAAAAACCACCTATAGTTGAGCCGAAGGACAAGCCGCCTAGCCTCAAGTGAAATTTAAGAAAGTAGGTCGCTCGCTCGAACTACAGTCTTTAAAAGCCACAAATTTATATGCAAAGCCACAAGAGGCTGAAGGACGCGCACAGATACGCAAATCTTGGCGGTGTCTTAATTGCATGCTGCTAGAAGAGCTTGATGGATTTTCAAAAATAGATACAGGATTTGGAATTTGGTGGATAAGAAATGAGGATTGGTATTGCCCTGAAGACGAGCCGAAAGAGACAGCTTACGTAATAGACGGTGACCTGAGATACATCCCTGGTGTTCCGTACTTTCCTTGCACTGAATTCGATAAGGACAATGTAAGAAAATCACAGATAGCCACGATGGCAATGTGTTTGAGTGCCTTAGGTATTAGGAGTATAGAAACGTATGAGGATTATTTAGAGCTGTTATTAAAACAGGGAGATGGTACTTATAGGGCACACCATCGTGCAACTTTTGCCGCAAACGGTATTTCTGCATATTTTTGCAGCAGTATTGGCTCTTTCGAGATACAAGACTCTATCGACGACGGTTGTCCGGTTGCTTTTCAAGTTCCTTATAAGGGCTCACAAAGAAACCCATTTGGATTTAATTATCTGATCACCATCTACGGCTACAGTCCGACCCACTGGCTATGTCATGACCCCTGTGGGCGATTGGACATCGTTAACGGACTTTGGCATACGACAGTACCTGAAGCTGGTAAAGAGGTCTTCTACGACAGGACAGAGAGTCAGGACAGGTTTTTTAGAGGGGGTGATGCCAGTGGGGTAGGGTGGCTGAACTTCAGAGAAAATTAAGCTATAGTTGTTTCGAATCAAAAAAACCGATGAACGAAATCCTAAAAGACACTCAGCAGCAATTGCAGGCTCAGCAGCAAGAATTGACTGAAAGAATCAGAGCTACTGAAGAGTCTTTGATGCGAGACAAGGAACTTTATCTTAAAGTCACCGGTGCTTTGGAATGTGTTGGAATCATCGGCCAACGCCAGGAAGAAGCGCAGAGTGACGTTGGAGTCGTCGATCTAGAAGGTATTTGACATGTTGAATGAGTTGAATAAAGGCAGACATAAAGCGTTGTGCCTGATATCTGAGTATCTATATCCACCTCCTAGAGACCTAAGGCTTGATGCGATTATTCAGGATATTTCAGATGAAGACTTGAAGTGGGTCTCGGAGCGACTTCGCTTCTATATCCTTAAATTATTAGAAGAATCTGATTTTGATCCTGCTTCCGATGACCACGAGCGAATCGGCCTGACAGATTGATGGGAGCAGAGGGACTTGAACCCTCACAGCCAGTGGCCAACAGATTTTAAGTCTGGTGCGTCTACCTATTCCGCCATGCTCCCTCGAGCCGAGCCTAGCAAAAATACAAGTGTGTGCAGCCTAGAGTTTTGACAAGGCTGGAATACCAAAAGTGTTTCATTGCGAGCAAGATCTATTAGTCAATCTCATTGTTCTTAGTCCTAAGGACGCTCGAAAGAAATTCAGAAATTATATATTTCAATCTTGGAACTGGGAATGTGCTTATTGCGGTAAAAAGTTGACACCAGATACAGCAACTATTGATCATATTCTGCCAAAACATAAGGGTGGACACAATGTCAGGTCGAACATGGCCTGTTGCTGTAGTAATTGCAATCGATCTAAAGGCTCTAGTTTGGTAGAGAATTGGTACACTGAAACCAATATGCACTTCACAAAAGAAAGGTTTGATAAAATTAATGTGTGGCTCGAACAAAAGCCAAATTCTATAAAGCTTCCAAGTGCTGATTGTGCTCAGCCTTACATAGACAATGACTTCTTCATCAGCTGGATCGCGGCCTAATTCAGAAGAGTTTCTTTCCGGCTATCTGGAGGGTCTCAAAAAAGAGCGTATTCCAGGCTCGGGTGATACTGCCATGAAGGGTGAAGTCCGCAATGACATTGTCGGCAAGGTAGATCGAGGCGTCTTGAAGGTCTGAAATGGCTGACCGTGCAAAGGCTAAGCGCTTGGCGAAAGAGCGCATGAAGTGCAACAAACCAAAGCGCACTCCTGACCATAAAACAAAGTCTCATGTGGTCAAAGCATGTAAGGACGGTAAAGAAAAGATTATTCGGTTCGGCCAACAAGGCGTTAAAGGCGCTGGTAAAAATCCAAAGACTGCAAAGGAAAAGGCACGTAAGGCTTCTTACTACGCCCGTCATAACGCACAAGATTCTAAACCTGACAAAATGTCAGCCCGTTACTGGAGCCACAAGGTGAAATGGTGATTTGAATGGAAGATAAAGTAAAAAAAGTAATGTCAGAGTTCAAAAAAGGTGAGCTTAAATCAAGCAGTGGCAAGAAAGTGACGAGCCGCAAGCAGGCTTTGGCCATCGCACTTGCAATGCAACAAAAAGCCAAAGGAAGAAAGAAGGGTTAGACCAAAGGCCAGCTTCTAAACCATTTTGTAATTACATACTTATCACCGCTGATGGGTGGCAGCGCTTCGTGCAAAGTCTTGAAATTAGGTATCCCATTTTTATAGAGATTGTTCCATAGCAAAAGCTGTCCCCGTTTGGGTTGAAACGATTTGTTGAGGAATTTGAATCGGGTTTCTCCACCAGACTCGACATCATTTAGGTAAACCATAGCCGTCCAAGTCCGTTGCCCCATCCACTCGCAATAGACTTTGAACTCCTTTGTGTGAGGATGAAAAAAGTCACAATGCTCTTTGTAATACTGACCTGGTTTGTATTTCTGAGCTTGCAAACTTTCACCTAAAAAAGGATCAATTCCCATAAATCTTGTGATCTTTTGATCAATATTTAAGAAGAATTCGTCGTCAAGAAAGTGTAAATTTGCGGTACTGCTTGTTCTGTAAGAAGAGACAAGCCCGCTGTCCGTCTTATCTGCCACTGTTGATGGACCTAGGCTGGCATCAATAAAATCAATTAATTTCGCACACTCGTCTTCATTCAAAAAATCTTTCTTCACATACATCTGTGTGAATGGGTAAGGCATGCGCGTTGCACAATCCTTGAAGGGCAGGTTGTTGAAGTACGAATAGTCGATTTTTTTTGGTTTCTTTTTAAAATCAATCAAATTCAGTACATCATCCAATTCCTGATCTGTCCACCCATAATCTCGTTGAAAGGTGCGGCACAGCTGTGTTTTACTTGCGCCAGCTATTGCGCCTTTAAAAAAATAATCAACTAAAAACTGGTCCAAAACCAATCAGAACACTTCACGTACAATATATTAATAGAACATTGTTGTAACGTTGGAACTCTGTGCCTTAACGTTTGTTTTGCTTTACGGAGCAGCGTTCGGGCTTGGTAACTATGCGTTGCGTAAAGCCAGTATTCATCATGTTGGACCCAGCGACAGAATTTCTCACAAGATTCGTCAGAGACAATCAAGACGTCATCGATGACAGAATGCTTGATCCGGAAACTGGTATGCCAAAAGACAGCATGGAGACAGGTATTTTCTTCACTAGAAGAAGGCGTGATGATAACTCTGATGATGATGAGTGAGCTCTCATAGCTCTGACAAGTCAATTCAGCGCTGTTAGGATACCTTTAAGATTGAGAATTACCATGGATGCATTAGAGCTTCCCGTGGACGTGGAATTTCAAATCCACGCAGCATCAATTGCCATTCAAGGAATGGATCGTGACGAGCTCGAAGAAGCGTTTATTGAGATGCTCCATCAAAAAGCTGTCGATAAACAGATGTTCCTAAGCGTTCTCAAGGATCACGGCATTGATGCCGATATCAAATTCAACTTCTCCACTATTGGACAAATCTCCTAAATACCATGGCTGATCGCATTATTCACGGTACGCTTGATACCTTCAACGTGGATACAGGTTCTGAAATCACCTACAAAGGGCCTGGAGCCGGTATTGACCGTGGTCTAAATATCCGCAGTTTTGAGATTAACCCAGCTGCCACAGGTAACCACATCGTTAACCTAAAGCGTTCTACGGGCATTGTCAGCATGGAAATCTTCCAAGATGACGCCTACACTGCAGCAAATGCTCCGACCGGTTATCAGAAGTCTTTCAACGTAGCGAAAGCGGGCAAGGGAACCGGTGCTATTGGCGTCAACGTGACTGATGCATCTAAAAACTATCTTGTGCAGTTGACTTTAGATGGCTATTCTGAGGTCAGCTACGACATCCTAGTTGAGATCCCGTAAGAAACAGCGGACTTGGAAAGAGTTTCCTTTTCTTACGGAAGCAGGAATTCAACTAATCAAAATTCACACCAAGCCTCGTACCTGCTTAGGTATGGGGCTTTTTGGTTCGTACAAGGATTATGGCGAGTCGGATTACCGAATCGGCTATGGGAGTATCAGCCTTTGGAACAGGCGCGTCGGTATGCATGATAAGGCAACGCGACAGGAAGTTGAGGCACAACTCATTGAGGATCTTAAAATCTTTTCGTGTCAAGTAGCAGAGTATGTCTATGTACCTCTTAATAGATCACGCAAAGGAGCAGTTCTTAGCTTTGCTCACAGCGTCGGTTTGCTTGCTTTTAAAAACTCTAAATTGTTGAAGCTGATCAATAGCCATGCATCTAAGACAGAGATTATCAAAGAGTGGAGCCCATACATCAATAGGTATTGGCTTTCAGGGGGTGCCGGCATGCGTGATCGAAGACGTGCTGAGCTAGATCTTTTTCTCTCTGCAGACAAAAAAATCCCAACCTTCACAAAACACAAGTGTCATACTCCCGTCTGCCTGCTCAATCTCCCAGATACTTATACAGGGGCACCAAATCAAGTTAAAGCCGTTGAATATTTAGAGAAGAAACTCAATGAATGGGATCCTACTGGCCATGTTATTCGCCGCTTTTATCGACTTTGGTCCCAAAATCCAACTGGTCTAGGGTCTCCAAAGCCTCAGGAGAAAAATGCTTTAGAAGATCAATAGCATCTAGAAGCTGAAGGTTGTAGTCGTAGCAATCGACAAATTCTTCATACTCCATCATTTGATTTGCGTCTTAAAGCTATTTTAAGCAGTACTAAATAACCAATCAAGTCCACAATTACATCTTCATCCTTTGCGAGAAGTCCTGCACCGTGTTTAATTCTGTTGAGTTTGTCGTCGATGCGAACAAGAATCTGCTCTACATCATCCGATTTACTGAAAACACGCATTGGTTCGAGCGCAGAGTTTCCGTACTTCTTGTTTTTGTAAAGAAGCAACTCCTTAATGTCGTCGCAAATGCTGCTGATTTGGAGTTGAGTATCTGTGAGGGTCATTAGAATAGTTTGATGAACGACCAACTAAGACAAGCATACGATATTGATAATCGTCGTGCAGGAACATACACGGAAAGAGCCGGTCAGCCTATTTCGGCTACTGACAATGAGAGGGCAAAGAAGTTTTTGGCTGAATTTACGGCTAGAGGAAGATCTGAACAAGAACCCAACCTCAGTGCAGAACGCAGTCAGGAAGGTCGTTTTGTTATAGATATCGGTGGGTCTTTCCCAAGCAGTAAGGTTGGTTTTAGAAATAGCTTCCGAGCTAGGTAATTACTTGCCCCAGCTCTGAGAACACCTCGACAAAACGATCGGTTTGGTTAAAACCGTATTCCATCTTTGGTAAGTAAACAAAATATCCCCAATACATGGGTTGTTTTTGAGTAAAGTACTTTCCACCATGGATGAGACGTGCCCTGTCCTTTGGAAAACATACAGGAAAGTCCCACATTTCAGGGCAGATTCGAAGCATTTCAGGGTACACAGTGTAGAAAATTGCTTCAGGTATGTTCCTGAGTTTCCACTCCCGTAATAGACGTCGGAACCAAATCACTGAGGGAGTGCTGCCGTGAGAGCCACCTCGAGCACTCCACCGCCATGTACCTCGTTTTTTACTGAAAGAGCATCTGCCGTATGTGGGCGGAAACAAATAAGTCTTTCCCTTCCATGGTTCTTCCATGTTCAGGCCATCGTCGTTCAGTGTATATATTTTTCTGGCTTGTAAGAACTGCTGATTCGCATCGTGTGTGGAGCATGGATCTAGATCAATTTCACCTAACACGTCATAAATCAGTGGTAGATACTCCGTCGGAGTCAACCAGTCATCTTTGACATGGTGGATCTTGCCGACAAGATGTCTAAGTTGCTTCCAGCTACGCTTGGCTGTCACATCATAAGAAACTCGCTGTTGATATCTTCGTTCTTGTAATGGACAAGTGCAAGCTCATTTTCGTCTTGGATCAAGAACAGTGACTCTTTCATAGGGTCGATTTGCTCAGCACGACGGATCGCTCCTCGTAAGACTTCTGAAATACTTTCCTGATCTTTATTGTCTTCTAAAGCTGTGATTAAGGCGTCAACAGTCAGATAGAACATACTATCTTTCTCTTCTGCTCCAGGTTTGAAGACCATCACGCCGGGGCCTTCAAATGTATAAAACTTTGCGTAGTGCTCACACATGTCAGAGCAGATCCGCTCAATTGTAAGCTTCATCAGCTTCTCTTCTGTCTCGCCCGTGGTGTTAGCCATGAGGCGCTTAAGCAGTTTGTTGCGTCGGCTCGACATAGAATTCTCCAGTTGCTTAATATTAGCAAGACTCCGAGGTTGGTTCTTGCTTTTTGTCTTGAGTAAGTTTTATAAAATGACTTAGTCCAGATTTTTTAAGTGTCTCCAGTAATTTAGGGAGCGGTTTATACAACACGACGGCTTTCTGCATGTTACCGATTTTTTTTATAAGTTTTCCATTTTCGTCACGTAGCTTCGTCAACTCACCTTGTCGGATGAGGTATTCTGCCACACAGCGGTAACGCCTCTTTTCAGCGAGGTTAATATCTGGATAACGATCGCAAATGGTGCTGATCTTCATGTCGCTAAATGTGATTCGAATCTGATCCGCCAAGGAGAGACCCAACACAAGGTCTGAGGTGCTCGTTTCATAGCCACAAACGAGTTCGAGGTATCTGCGCAGGTCTGGAGTTTCAAAACTCCCTGAGGGTGGTATAAACATCTCTACCTGGTTAGCCAGGGAAGCGACCAACAGTTCCTTGTAGTTCTCAATGGTCACAGAATTAATATCGAGATCTACAAACCGGTAGCTTTGATATGAATTACTAGAGGAGGAATTAGGCTCGAAATCCGTTCGTTCTAAGACGTCTAGCCAATCCTCGTCAGGAACGGAATTCATGAGAGGCTATTTTCTTGATTAAGCTTAGCGACTTTTTTATAACCGTCCCATTGTCTTTGATGCTCGAGTATGAGCACTAATTCGTAGTAGTCCCTGATGACAGCAAAATGGTCTTTGAAAGAGACTGTTTTGAACCACTGGGGTCCGTGTGTTTCTGATAGACGTTTTTTTGCTTTCTCAGTGCAGCCGCCGTAATTTTCTGCCTCCCAGATTGCTTTAGCCAATGCCTTCTGTTGGTTCGTCATCAGATCCCCCAACTCACGCATGGACAGATCTTGGATCAGTTCGCTAAACTCTTCAATATAAGGGTATTTTTTACCATGCGCCGTTCTATCACCTATGCAGAGTTGCTGCTCGTCCTGATCCTTGCTCCTGTCGGGGTCTATGGTGCCCAACATTTGTATGGGTTTGTGACAGATAGAATCAGTATAGAAATTAAGTTGAAATAAAACAATGGGTGGCTCGTCTCCTACCTACACGCAGGAAAAAATCTATATGCCTAAGCCGACGGCTCCTAGGCAGTACAGGACCTATGTCCCCTTTGAGGACATGCAGAAGGTTGCAGATTTTGGCAAGAGGTTAGATGAGCAAACTGCAGCCCTTCAGCAAGATCGCTTTAGAGAGGTGGGCACACCTAGTGAGATTGGCGCAAGGTCTCGAGGAAGAGAATTACGCGAGAATGCGGCGTACCTTGCGTCCTTGCCCGGACAAATGAAGGATCCTGGCTTGATGGGTATTAATAAGGATGCATTCAACAATATGGTGGGGCAGCAGCCTTCGCAGATATTCCAGCCTGGTACAACCGGGGAAGCGATTACTTCTGCAAAACAAAATTTCGGCGCCGCAAAAACTGCATTTGAAAAGGCACAGAAGGTCAAGGGTGAGAAAGCACAGTCTTTAGTTGATCCAACCGCATTCAAACCTATGTACGCTGCTGGCACTAAGGAAGAATTTGATGAGGTTTATCGTATGAGGGATTTAGGCGAAACCAAGAAGGCTTGATTAGACAGATCCAAAATCAAGAGCGTCTGTCTCTGCCTGCGTAACTAGACCGAAATCTAAACTATCAAGAACTGTTTCGTCTACGAAACGCCAGTCAATAACATTGACATTGATGTTTATTAAGTAAGTTGTTTCAAGATATCTGATATCATTAGTAATTAAAAATAAATAAGTCCCCTTCTCTAGAATTGTTGAAGGATAGTCTTTGACGGTCAAATTTTCTTCGTTGTAGTCGATCGAGCTCACGGGTGATGCGTAGCCCTGATCATTGATGGGCAATTCAGTCCGACGACCATCATCTTCTAGCTTATAAAAAGCGATAAGTGTATTACGATTTGTTTTTTTCTCGTAACTAAATTGACTGAACCCTTGAGTAAATTGTATTGATCGAGGTCGATTGATTGAAAGCTTATAGAAAGTGGTCTGCTTGCGAGACAGGCCGCCGTGAGAGTTGCTTAATGTGAGCGAACGAAATGGAGAAGAGAAATCGCCCAGATCAATAGCAGTATAAAGGCTGTCTCCAGGCTCCGCAGGGCGTGGATCAGAACCAAAGTATGAGGTAGGGCCATAAGCTGTAGGCCCTGTACCTCCAGTGGGATAAGACTCAACAGTTCCAAAATTTACAAAGCCGGAGTTACTCGGGATTGTCGTCAGAAATCTCGCCATTTGCGTTCATTAATCCGTTGAAGAGACCGTTGGTCCTTCCAGATTGTTGATATTTTTCTTCATTCATTATAGACCGCTCAGGATAAAACCCTTCATCGGCCATTGTGTCGATTAATTCGTAATTAAGGTTGTTGATCATACAGCGCAGATCAGAATCGGCTTCCCCGAAATCCTCTTGCCACTCAACCCCCCAGTACACATCACCCCCGATTTTGACACAAGCGCACCATTTGCGCGTTGAAGGATCAAGGTGATAGTGACTCGGAACTATCTCCGCCGACTTGGTCGTTGGCTTTTTTGAAGTGCTCGAAGATGTTGACATAGTTCAGCTGAATGTCCTCAATTTTAGAAGGAATAGGTACATCGTCAAGTCCGCGAGCTTCTAAATGCAGTGGATTACAGCAAAATTTTTCGCAAGTCTTTTTTGTATGAATCCTGTACTTTCCTACAAATCCCCTGCTCAACCAAAAGGCAACACGCATTGCAGATTGTGTAGCTCCAGAGTGGACCGGAGATGGGCAGTAAGCGACCGACTCTGTCCCACCCTTTTTTGTAGCTCCTAACCACGGCCAACACTCATCCTCCCCACGGACATCAACTTGGTCCCAGAAACGCTTGACGGTCCAGTACCAGCGGTAATCGAACTGAGTGACGTCTACGGTGCATTTCCCCTGCCTGAGCTCCTCTAAACAATCCAGGCACTCTCCCATGTGGCCGAAACGACCTTTGTGCTCAGTTGTTCCGTTTCGATGCCAGGGGCATTCCTTTTCGTTAGCCATGTGGAAGTCAAGCTCGTAGCGGCGAACCTCTTCAGGGTGACTGGAAGCGACCGTTTGGAGAACGGTATTGAAGACGCTCCAATCCTCACCGAGGTTAGTGCTGTTATGTGCTTCCTGCATCCCGTCAAAGGTGTAAGACCTACGGATTTTTCTTACCCTTTGGTATGAAAGGTTAAAAGCGCGGGCAACTTCTTTGTTTGAAAGGTGTTTATCTACTGATCTGATCTCAGCAAGAAGTTTGGGAGTTAAGGCATCGCCCCTCCTTTGATTCGTTTCGAGACGTACATCGGCCATTGTTCCGTAGTAGTAATGCGATGGATTCAGGCAGTACTTGCAATCACAAGTGTGTCTTCTGACGATCACATTATTCTTCTCATCAGGAAACTGACCAATCATTGCCAACAACAGCGGCCTGGCGTCCAGAGTTTTGTAGTAAAGGTGGTTTCGTTTGCTGTTGACGAACCCCGAGAAGATACTGTGCCGAGACTGGTTCAGGTCCCAGCAAGAGGTTTTGCCCTTCATTTTCATAAGAACCTGAAAGGCCTTGGCGAACACCACCACGTCAGGAGCGATCAAACCCTTGTCGAGGAAGAATTCCAGGGTTTTCATTAGGGGGATTCCGCCGTAGAGCCGCACGGTACCGAGAGAACCCAGCCATGTCAACGGTTCTTCTTTGGCCCACCAAACATGATTTCAGGATGCCCTTTTTACTTCTTTCTATAGAAGAGGGGCCTAGGACATTGTGCGTTCATTTTTTATCTCACAATCACCTAGACCCCCGTCCTATACGTCTAAGTAAAAAGCCGGTCTTGAAATTGTTTTTGGAAGGCCAACCACCAGAAGCATTGCGCCGCAGTGGTTTTGGCCGGCAGAGAAGCAGCTCCGCTGGAGTCCCCCTCTAAAAAATTACATCTTTATCGGGCCTTTTAAGGGGCTTATGGTTGTAATAGTCTTCATATACTTGAGCAAAGTAAATTGCTCGGTCAAGACAAGCGTTATAAGTACACAAACCGCCTCCAGGAGAACATGTTCTATATTCCTTACGATTGAAGCCACGGTGGAGTAACACAACAGTCGAACCTTTTGGAAAAGTTTTGATGTGCTCCATCAATCTGCTAGCGGATGTTACTATTGTAAGTAAGACCAATTTGTTATGTAAATGGCATATTCGCCCCAAGGAGAGCAGGGCCTGAGTCGTGCGCAAGTAAGAGCCAGTAAGCCTATTGTCGATAAGACAATTAAAGATGTGCCTAATTTGGTTAATGATCGGATTGCACCTTTCTTACGTTCTATAGGTGCCCTAAACCCCTTTACAGCACCGTTGGTTATCCCGCGCTTTTATGGTCAAGGGATGATGGAAGCTGCGTTAGACGCGCAAAAGCGTGGTTCACGCATTCCAGGCCTTCCTGAATTGGGCTTAAGTGAAGCCGGTAGCTCTTTGCTGTCACAATTAGGTGCTGATTTAAAAGCTACGGTTTCAGGAGGAGGAAATACAGCGGAAATCCAAACTGCGCCTGAGACTGCGCCGAAACCTCAACGTTTTGACAACACTCTTGAAGGACAGTATCAACGGTATTTCAAAACGCCTGAATTCGACAATGTTTTCGGTGCAGGGGCAAGGGGTGAAGGTGCTCCGAAAGATGCTGCTGCAATGCAAGCTTTAGGTAGTCAGTTACAAGCCCCTTCAGAAAACACGAACATCGCATCAATGTATGCTGCACAGAGTGCAATGGGTCGTGTCAACCAAGATGCCATTCAGGATTATTTTGCTGATGCTGATTTGCCTGGTAATGTCAAATTAGAAGGTGGAGGCACTGCTTTGCAGGCGTGGGCAAGAGAAAACCCCATGCTCGCTCAGCGCCTGTATGAAAAGAACCGGCCAAGAATCGAAGATAACCCTGCCACTGACACTGGCACTGCAGTCAGAGGTGAGACGCCCGGTACACTAAAGCAACAGATTGAGTATGGGGCAGGAAGTCCTGTCTCGAAATCACCCACAGAGTTAGACATTTCTCCTGCCACAGAAGAAGAATTTGAAAAAGAATTCTTAAAAACTCAACTTGGAAAATACTTTACTTAATCATGATGTACAACCCCGCAGGATTTGACTCACAGGGTCTGGACATGAACGCCGATCTCGGTGATCCGCGACGCCAAGAGAAGCTACCCGGTGGTTATGCCACCCAGGGTCAGGCTGTCAGCGCTCCTTACGCTGAGGCCAATATGAAGGCAGCTGAGAAAACGAACCCTATGAACGCTGCCTCACAAATGCCCGAACAAGATTTTCTCGACGGGTATGTAGCACAAATGTCAGAAAAAGATATTGATAAGATGCTTATTAAAGAGATAAACAGAGGTTCGTTCGGTCAAAGTCAACGTTTAGAGGATGCAAAACAGACAATGATCAATCGAATTTCCGGTGCCGGCGTCCCCCTCAGAGGTGTATAGGCCATGATGTATGACTCAATGGGATCAGGCCTTACAGGAACTGAACAGGCTTTTTTGAATCAGTACATGCAGAAACGCGGCATGGAGCAGGGTGAAATGGCTTTCAATCCGTTCAAGTTTTTCGGGGGCCAGGCTGTAGAGCAAGGTGAAAAAGCTCGCCAAGGTGAACTAATGGAAGAACCTGATACTGGTCTCGGCGTCGGGAATGCAATTCTTCGTCGCAGGCAGCGGGAAGCCGAAATGATGAAGCAATTAGGACTTTAATTATGGGTGACAACGATTTTCCGACTGTGATGGCCAATGGCGGTGACTTTCTTCAGGGATTCATGAAGAAAAAAGGTATGATTTCCGAGCAAGAGACTGGTCAACCTGCTCGAACATTATCGTACGAGTCGCAGCAAATGCTGGGCGGGCCTGAGATAGCACAAGTTTCCGCTGGTTATGGACCTGAAATACCAGCAAGTATGGTCGGACCAGTTACAGAGCGTCTTGTTCCCGGATATACACAGAGAAGGGACGCATTAAGACAAAGAATTCAAGGAATTCTTAGAGGCGTCTAATTTTAATCACGCCACCTCAAGGGCTTCTCGTTTAGCGGGCAGCCCTTGAAGTCTTGGATCTCGTCGACTGCTAAGACGAACATGCAGGTAAAGCCTAGTATGAAAGCGAAGAGGACCTGAGGAAAGTTGTAGTTACAGTCGTTGGCTGTCGGATCTTTCTCGTCGTCGTGAGGATGCCAGCTCATTTATCATCTTTCTCCATGGTGAAGATGCAGTCCATGTAGGCACGGAAGAAACCGTTCTTGAGAATGCGAAGATCCTCTTGTTCCATAGGGTGGCCACCGGACCACTCTTTATGGGCATCAATCAACAGATCAAGCAGTAGCTTTACTGCTCGACCGTTAAATTTCATAGTGACCTCGTGCTTTTCGAAGCCCATTACTCAGGCGGCTCAAGCTCAGTAAGAGGTGCTAGCAATTGGATTGGGTCTTTTTTACCCTCAGTGATCGCTTTGGCTCTGATGTAGTAGTCGTTGTCTGTAGCGCCTACTTTCTCAAGATGCCTTGCGATCTTCTCCCAATTCTCTTTCTGAAACTTGTCCATTTGCCTCCTGATGGCGGTTTTCGGGAAGAATGGTCGGGACGCTCTTGAATTTTTGGTCAGAGTTCCGTAAAGCAATACCTTTAAGGTAGGGCTTTCCAAGTCTTGTGAAACCGGTTACAGAGTCAGTACCGAGCTGATTCTTCGTACAGTCAAGGAGAAGTGCGATGAAACGCTTTTGACCGACAGGTTTCGACCCCGTGTCTTCACAATAGGATGCGTAACTCGCATATAGGTGAAAGTTACTGTTGCAGTACCGCTCCTGTGCATCTTTCGCAGCAGGAATTTTTTTGCCAACCGGAGTTACGGCTTTCTCATCGAACACGACTTCCGACTGGAGCCACTCAACAAGGTTATTGCTGTTGAGCATGATCTCGTTCCGGACCCGCTTCAGAGAGGGCACCATTTCATAAGTGTCGAGCAGATACTGACGCATTTCAGCGTCGGTCATCTGCAGAACCCAGTTCACTAACCCGGGTAAACAATGCTTCCATAGTCCCTTTATGACTCCGTTGTCGACCTTGATCATCTCTTTCGCCTCTGAGTTTTTGTTGTACAGAGGGCGGTTGAATTCGATGGTCAGACGACGGCGAGTTAGTCCTGAAGTGTTGTCAGTAGTCTGGATCGGTTCGTTCGCACAGACCATGACCATGCCGGTGTAGACGAAGGGCTCACCAACGTTCTTGTTTTTCTCCTCGAAGCGAAGGTTGTCGCCACCAGTCAGTGCCTTAAAAATCTGCGCTGATCCGCCGTAACGCTCGGAGTCGTTGATCAGTGTTAAACGCTTGCCTTTGATTGAGGCGACCTCGAAACGGGATTGCTCCAGCTGGTTGAGCGTGGTGCTGGCGTAGTTTCGGGCACCAACCAAGGCACAGCAAAGGTTTGCGAAGGTGGACTTGCCTCGACCACCGGGGCCGATGACCTCCATAAAACGCTGGATTTCGTGACCTTGGCCAACCAGACAGGCTTTCAGCCAAGCCCGCAAGACTTGCACGCGGTCAGTGTCTCCATACTGGGTCCTGAGTAGCCACTCGATGATCGGGCCGGGATCGGCGTGCGGATCGTAGTCAAAATCAAGTCCCCAGGTGATGTAATGCTCGGGGCTGTGCTCGAGGAACTCACCAGTCGAGAGCTCGAGAACACCGTTGGTAAAGGCCAGTCGATCGTCGTCGTCATCCCAGTAGGTGTGAGTGATGTATGCCTGGGTCAGGCTCACCACATCATTAATCAGAGTGTTGTTGAAGCCTGCAGGAAGAGGGATTCGCTCACGCAGGAAAAGGTCTTGGATGAAGTGCTTGTATTCATGCTTGTATTCCTCTCGACGCCAGACCCCTTTAGATCTCTGGTAAAACATAAAGACTTCGAAGCGCGGATCGTAACGCCACCCGCACTGAATGACCATTTCGGTAGCGAACTCCGCAAGTTCATTGTTAGGGGGGTTTTTGGGTCTCCGTTCCCGCTTCTTGCGTTCGTTGATTTCATCACGCATCCCTTGATCTGGAAGCCCCAGGATGCTTTCAAACACTGATTCGACTGTCTGCTCCTCACTCATAGGGTCTTGTCTATCGGCAAAGTATTCTTGAGCTTTCTTGACGAGAGTCTCAGGGGACTCGACGACATAGTTGCCAAGTTCGATATATCCATCTTCCTTCGCCTTATACCTAAGTTGATGTAACCCGCAGGCACCTTCAGGAGATGGGCCACCCTCAAGTCGTTTGAAGGATCGCCACTTTGCTTCGCAGGCTCCCTCTTCGAAGTTGTCAGCTTTCTGGGACCATTCGATCCAATCAGGCAGAAGAGTGTCGTCAATTTGGTGAAGACACATTCCAACCTTTAGCCACTCTTCGTAATCAGAGCAGCGGTCGAGACTTAAGTGTTCGAGGTAGATTTTCGCTTCGGCAATCGTCTCCTCTTGCTGATATACCGATCCCTCTTCGTAGGAAATGTTGATGTGTTGAGTGACCAGACCGCTTGTGACAGGCTTCCGATACTTGTTAGTAGGGAATGCCTTTTGGATCTCTTCGTAAAGCCATTCAGGCAGCTCAGGGGGGTTCTTAGCGTGCTCGAATCCACCATGGGGTGTGGTGAAATAACCCTCAGTATCAGGGTGCGGACCCATCAGTGCGCCATACCGTGACCTCCAAAGGATTTCAAATGAAGGAACGCCGATCTTGATTGTTGCCTTGTCAGGCAGCAGTGGAATCTTTGAACTCGGGACGCTGAAAAGCATCCTCTGTCGACCTTCTTTGCCGGACGAAATTGTGAGTGTCCGTGGGAAAATCGAGTCAAGCGGTCCCCCGGCACGTCCCTCTAGCTCAGGTATTGCGTTTGGGCCGTCAATATCTACCCAAATCAATCCACCTTCGTTAGACCATTGGCCCGTCATCAGGCCTACACCTGTAGCCCTACCTTCTTCAAATTCTCTCTTAATCTCCTCTAACGACGACGGTTTTGAGGGCCAGCCAGGTGTATATGCACGCTTACCCCGCAAAGGGGTGAGTGCCCAATCTTGAGGAATTAAGTCGAGTTTGACCTCTCCAGGGGCGATGTGGAGGTGTGGTCGATTGGGTTCAGGAGCTGGTGTTGTCACTAGGTATATTCAGCGGTTTGCTCCGGACAAAGGTTAGTCAGCTGGTGACTTGACGGAAACTGGTTATCCGGATGTCTTCCAATTTCTGTGTAGGTTTACATTAATTTACGTGGAATGCATTTGCACTTGACGTGCCGGATTTTCGCGTTAGTTGTCTTCAGAAATTGCTTCCATTTCCAGCTCTGCCGCCTTCTGTGCAGGAAGGATCTCTGAGTAGTACTTCTCGACGGTGCTTAACCATTTCTGTTTGTACTTCTCGATTGTCCCTGCTTGGATTGCAAAAACCTGTACTGTTTCGCGGGTGGCCACAAAAGTCATGCAGATTTCAGGGACGATGTTGACCGTGTGCTCGAGGCCCAAAGCGTAAGCTGCCAGCTGTAGCTGACACTTTTGGTACTTCATGAATCCAGCACGACGCATCCCATATTGATTTTTTGGTGTCTCAGGACCGGGCCATTTCGAATAGTAAGGGCCATTACTTGTTTTCAAGTCCCCTAAAACAATCTTGCCTTTGTATTCGGCAACGATGTCAGGTGCTCCAGCCCAGCCCCAGTTCTCCTCTTCATTGACGCCTGGATGCCAGACACGAGAGATGCCGTCGCCACCCATCGTCCAGCCGAAATCGCCCTCCTTAGCAGGGTTTTCAGCCCAAATTACATTTTCCAGCTTCTCAAGATTTTGGGGTAAGCCTTCCCAAAATGATGCGATTTCAGGGTCATCGATCACAGGATCACGCTCAATCCCAAGGAGAAATTCCTCCATAAGAGAGTGGACTTTCGTGCCGCGTGCTGCTGCAGCTTCACGGCCACCAGGATTCTTTTTGGCCCAGCGCTCAAGTGCGGCCTTATTTCCACCAGTCGCGGACAGGATTGTCGTCACTGATGGCAACGCACCATACGGAGTCTTGTAATGACGAGACCCATTAATTACGAGTCGGGTATCACCCTCAGACCGATAATCGAACAACCGACTGTTGCAGTTGTGAGGAGAGTATCTCCCCTAAATCTACGATTAGGCCTTAGTAGTGCTCAGTTTCTGGTGGTTTTTCCTGGAAACAATCTTCGATGTTAGCTTGAAACTGCATCGATTGAAACTGATGGACGTGTCTTTGAATGCGTGAATGGATGTCAAAAGCCGATTTCACTGCATCCTCAGGGCCAATCATCAGTTTGTTATTCGCCAACAACCCAGCTGTCAGAATGGTTATCGCGAGTTCTTGTGGGTTTGTTGTAAAAGCCCGAAGAGATTTGCCGTTATCGGTGAACGATGACAGCAGAAAGTTGATGATCTCCAGATTTCTTTCACTATTTGGCTGTTCGCTCATGCCTGATCCTCCAGGTCTTTGACCTCGTAAAGGGTGATGGTTTGTCTTTTAATGACAGGGACAAGAATCCCCTCATCTTTTAAAGCTTGAATCCGGCGTTGGATGGTGCGGTGATTACGACCGAACTTTTTTACGACTTCGGTAACAGGGATCAATACGAAAAAAGACCCTGCATACGGAGTCGCGATCTCCAACAGGTACTCGTGAATACCCATTGCAAGATCATCCATGAGGTCAGTCATTACGGGACGCACCACCTTTACCGATTACCTCTAACTAACTTTTGATTCTACGGG